ACGCCTCCCACCTCCCAACCGTCGCTGCAATCGGGTATCGATGCAGCTCCCGCGCCATCCGCCCCCACGCCTTGCCCCGACTGCGAGAAGTTCGCCGATCGCGCCGCTGCTGCCGAGCAAGCGTTCACCGACCTGATTGACGACCTGGCTAGCAACGATGACGGCGCCCACGGCAAACGCGTGCCGGTGCGATCGGATCACGACGTGCTGGTACGCATCGCCTTGTTGCTCGACGAGCTTCTGACTGAGACGCGGCGATCGAACAGCGCTGCCCGCAGGGGTGACGTCTCCAGCATTCAAATCGAGGACCACCCGACCAGGGATCGTGCTGTACGGATCACCACGAAGCATTACCCCGGTTCCGACCTGGACGTCATGCACGCCCTCGATGTCCACGGCTTTGCCCACGTCGAAGCGGAGCGCCGCGCGATGGAAGGCTGGGCCGAGACCATCAACAACCTGGCCGAGCAGAAGGCTGCGTCATGACGCCGACCACGGTCACCGTGACGTTCACGAAGGCGGTTTCGGACAATAACTACGGCAGCGAGAAGGCGGAAGTTACGGTCACGGCTGAGCCTGGAGAGGGCGACTATCGGCTGGTGGTGGCGGCGCTCCTATCCCAGGCTCGGGCGGCCGTCCAATCCGAACTCAAGCAGTCGCCGAATCTGGCGGTGAGGCGGGCGATCGAACGCCAGGAGCCACGCCAGCCTCAGCCGGACGAGTTGTAGGCCATGGCGCTGGGGTTCCGCTTCTGGACATTGTTCGGTGTGTGGGTTGCGCTCCTGGCGTTTGCGATCTGTGTCGCGCCCGTCCACGCCGAGGGTGAGCGCCAGGAGTTTCTGCGGGTCACGTGGTATTCGCTGCCCGGCCGCATGGCCGACGGCGCGATGGTTCATGAGGGTGCCGCGGCGTGCTCTAACTGGATACCGATGGGCACGGTGCTGGAGTTCCCCGACGGGCGACAGGTTGTCTGTCACGACCGCGGCCGCGGGGATTGGTACTGGCGAGGGTGGGTCGACGTATGGGGCGATCCATCCGTTACGCGCCGCTACGGCGATTACACGTGGTTGACGGTGCGCCGATGGGGATGGGACTGATGGGCAGCCTGCAGCTGAGAGAACTCACCGCCGAGCAGCGCGCTCGCGCATTCGCCAACGAGGCCGCGTCGCGCAAGCAGGCGATGTTCAAAGATACGGTGCGCGAGATGGAAGGCGGTATTGCCTACGGGATTGGCACCAATGGCATGACCGCGCGTGCCATCCGTGTCGGGATGGGCAGGGCTGCCAAGGCTCTCGGCCTAACGCTGCGCTGGGCGCGCGTGGCAAAGGACGCGACCGAGGTCATCGTCGAACTGGCCGACGCCGAGCCGCAATTCAAGCCGGCGCATAAGCCCACCCTGCGGGTGCCGCGCTCATGAGCGTGCGCCTGACGGCTACTCACGTCCCGTTTCTGGGCAAACTTTCGAGCGAAGAGCCCGAGGAGGAATGGACGCGGCCCGTCTCTGAGGTGCACCTGGCGCCGATCAGGCCGCGCTGGACAACCGATCCGCCGACGCACCCCGGCATCTGGTGGGTGCGAACGCCTGGTTATGAATCGAAGGTGGTTCAGGTCCACAGCGATGGCGGGCGCCTCTTCTACTCGTGGACCGACATCGACCCCACGCCAGTACTGCGCGACGGGGCCCTGGAGTGGAGCGATCGCGCTCTGGTGGAGCCGACATGACGTACGTGCTTGTCCCCTATCCCGAGGTGCCCTGGCATCTCCCACTCGACACGCTGTTTGACGCTGATCAGCACGTCAACTGCAGCGAGATCTACGACTTCGGCAAGTGCGCCCGAAGCTACTTCGTGATCGAAGACGACGTTATGCCCGTGGAGGCACCGTGACGACCACTACCGAACCTACCAACGGCACGGCGCTGGCCGTCCGTGAATTCAGCGACACCCAGCTGCAACAGAGAATCAAAGCCAACATCAGCGCGCGCTTCGGCTTGCAGGACGCGACCCCGGCACAGTTGAACACGGTGTTTCTGCAAGCCAAGCGATGGGCTCTTGACCCGATAAACGAGATCACACTGTACGAGGGGCGGATATTCATCACGCTCGACGGCCGCCTCCAGCTCATGCGGCGCAACCCCGACTATCGCGGGTATCGCACACGGCCGCTGAGCCGGACCGAGCGCGAGGACTGGGGCTATGAGCCCGACGACGTCGTGGTTGAGTGCACGATCCTGACCCATACGCACGGGGAGATCACGGAGCGTGGCTGCGTCAGGCGAGCCGAGATCGACGGTGCGCGGGCCAGGGCGAAGGAGAGTGGCCGGAAGGCGGCGCCAGTCGGCATCTACGGGCCAGAGATCGCAGAGAAGCGGGCCATCGCGAGGAGTTCGCGCGCCGCGTTCGGCCAGGACGTGCCTGACGAAGACGAAGTCGGCTACATCATCGAAGAGCGCAACGACCCTGAGCGAAACAGGGCACTCGCGGCGCAACAGGTCGCCATCTTCGGCAGTGACGATGACGGGACCGCATTCGCGGATCAGCCGAAGGCCAGCCCCGCCGCTCCCCCAACGGGGCAACCTGCACGTGAGCCGTCCGGTGAGGCCGGCGGTTCACGTGGTTCGGCCGCGGCACCAGTACGCGATGTGACCACGGTCGGCCATCCGCTGTGGCGGGCGTGGATCGAAGTGACTGCACAGGCTGACGCGGAAGGCATCGAGTATCCCGAGTTGACTCTGCCGCTGGCGTCCGACGTACTTCAGGCGTCGACCACAACGCTGCTCCAGCACGTCGATTTCAAGCGTGGCGCGACGGCCGAGTTCTGACATGCCGCGCAAGTTCCTCGTGAGCGATCTATTCTGCGGCGCTGGCGGATCATCCACTGGCGCGGAGAAGGCTATCCGCGCGATCGGCGGCCAGATGGTCCTGGTCGCGGTCAACCACGACAAGACGGCCATCGCGACGCATCGCCAGAACCATCCCGGCGCGCGCCACTTCATCGAAGACCTGAACGGTGCCGACCCCGAACGGCTGGTGCCCGAGGGGCGCCTGGACCTCCTGATGGCGAGCCCCGAGTGTCGGTTCCATTCCAGGGCCCGCGGCGGCAAACCGATCAACGACCAGCTGCGCATGTCGGCTTACGCGATTCAGCGTTGGCTCACGGCGCTCAACGTTCGCTGCCTGCTTGTCGAGAACGTCCCCGAGTTCATCGAATGGGGCCCACTCTGCACACTGGAGAAGGAGCACGCTGGCCAGCACGTCCACGATCCGATGAGCACGCCGCGAGTTGCCTGCGACCTGCCGGACCCTGCGCGCAAGCGGCAGTACTTCGAAGCCTGGCTCCGCAACATCTGGGAGCTCGGCTACGAGTTCCAATGGCGGATCCTGAACGCGGCCGACTACGGCGATGCCACCACGCGCGAGCGCTTCTTTCTCCAGGCGCGAAAGGATGGCCGCGCAATCCAGTGGCCCGAGCCGAGTCACACCAAGGTCGGCGCCAGCGGTGGGATGTTCGGCCATCTGAAGCCGTGGCGTGCCGCACGCGAGGTCATCGATTGGGACGATCCTGGGCGCTCGCTGCTGGACGACCCGAAGTATCAGAAGGCGCCGCTCTCACCGAAGACGCGCATGCGAATTGCGCGCGGCCTGGCGCGCTTCGGCGGCCCCCTGGCGCATCTGTACATCGACCTGCTGGGCATAGACCCGCGCGAAGTCTCGGTGCCGCCTGGCCGCGGCCAGAAGCCCCAGGCGTTCGTCTTCGCCAACCGCAACAACAACGCCGCGAAGTCGCCGGACTCAGACCCAGTGCCGGCCATAACGACCACGTCGGGCGGTGGCTCGTATCTCGTCACGCCTGACGCCGAGCCGTTCGTGCTGGGCCAGCAGGCGGGCAGCGTGGCACGTCCGACCGACGATCCGATGCCGACGATCGCGGGCGCAGGCTACATCACGCTCACGACGCCGTTCCTGATCGGTCAGCACACCAACAACACGCCGAAGGGCGTCGACCAGGAGCCTGTGCCGGCGGTGACCACCACAGCGCGGATCCGTCTGATCGAACCGATGCTGGCGCCCTACTACTCGGCGACCGACAGCTGCGTCTCGGTCGAGCATCCGGTGCCGACGATTCCGACGCACGATCGGTTCGGTCTGGTGAATCCGCTCGCCGTGCCGTACGGGCCGCGGGCCGAGGCGCGGTCGATCGACGAACCGCTGCCGACCATCATGACGAAGGATCGGCTGGCGGTTGCATCGCCGACAGCGGAGCCATTCGTGCTGAGTCGCAACGGCGACAACGGGAGCGTCCGCGCTCATTCGGTTGATGATCCTGTGCCGACGGCCACTACGCGTGGCGCGGGCTACCTCGTCGCGCCGTTCATAACGCCTAACTTCGGCGAGCGCGACGGGCAGGCGCCGCGGGTGCATGACGTCGACTCGCCACTGCCAGCGGTCACCAGCCACGGTGCAGGCAACCTCGTCCAGCCCTTCATCGCCCAGTTCAACGGCGACAACTCAGATGGAACGCCGCGGGCTTCGAAATCGATCGAAGAGCCGCTGGGAACCATTACCGCTGCCGGCAAGAAGCACGGACTGGTCGAGCCAGTTCTGACGTCGGTCTCAGGCGTCGACGTCGACCCGCGCCGTGTGGTGATGATCGACGGGCATCCGTATCTACTGGACATTCGGTTCAGGATGCTGAAGAACCGCGAGCTCGCGCGAGCGATGGGCTTCGACGACGGTGAGCAACAGTATGAGTTCACTGGCACCCAGAGTCAGATCACGCGCCAGATCGGTAACGCAGTCTGTGTAAACCTGGCCGCCGCCCTGGTCGGAGCGATCCTAGGTGCAGCGGCAGAAGACCGCGGAGCAGTGGCGTGACGCGGCAGTTGGGGGACGGTAAATCTCACAGAAAGGTGATCCCTTTCCTTGGACTCGCCGATCTCATGCCGTCTCTCAACTCCCGCGCCACGACTGGAGCGGCGGCATGACGTCGCGGGCAACGGAACGGCTTCACGAGCCGCGGTTCTGCGCCTGCCGCCATTCCAGTCGCCCTACGCCCTTTCACTGCGCTTGTGGCCGATGGAAGCGGTCAGCCGCGGCGCAGTGCGAAACATGTGAGTTGACGCCCCGGCCGTTGAGTGAAGCGCAGCCAGTGTTGGGTCTTGCGACAGGAAACCCAAATCTGAAGGAAAGGCCGTGTTTCGAGACGAACGCGACCGCACGCTCTTCGGCCGGGACCTCTTCGTTGGGGAGTGCGCCATGTTGATGATTGGGACTGCCGAGTTCGCCGAGCGGCTGTATGAGGCCTGGCGTCAGCGGCAGGATTTCGTCGCGCCGCTAAGCGAAGAGACCACGTGGCGTAGCGGGCGTTCGCGATCGACGCGCCCGCCCTGGCGAATGCTGACCACCATTCAGCAGGACGTCTGGAAGCACGTGGCCGACGCTGCGGGGCGCGCCGTGGCGGATGCGATGGACGTGGCGTCGGCATGACGAATGTCAGGATCGAGGGCAATCTCGCCGTCGTCGACTTCACCGCGCCGTTCGACCTGGCACGCTACGAGACGTTCCTGAAGGCGAAGAAGCTGCCCGAGAGTCAGATCGCCTACGACTGGCAGACCGACGTCTACAGGCTCACCACGCCCGCGCGGTTCGCACCCCTGCTCGGCACCGGCCAGCAGCGCACCGACACGCAGGGCCTGCCGATGGCGCCGCACCTGTTCGACTACCAGGCATGGGCCGTCGAGATCGCGCTCGAGGCGGAACGATTCGCCCTGTGGCTAGATACCGGGCTCGGGAAAACACCCGTCTTCCTTGAGTGGGCTCGCCACATCGTGCATCGTACGGACGGCAAAGTCCTGATCATCTGCCCGATCGGCCTGTTCCGCCAGCACGCCGCCGAGTCGCGGCGGTTCTATGGCGACGAGCTCCCCCTGCAGCGCCTCGACACGCGTGAGCAGTTGGCCGCATGGTGCGCCGCGCCAGGCGTGGGCGTTGGGATCACGAACTACGAGAAGTTCATCCCGGGCATCCTGCCAGAGTTGCGTCACCTGGTCGGCTTGATCGCCGACGAATCGAGCTTGCTGAAGACTGGCGGCGGCGTCATCAAGTGGAACCTGATCAAGAGCGCCCGCGGTATCCCGTACAAACTCTCCTGCACGGCTACGCCCGCGCCCAACGAGGCGATGGAATATGCCTCGCAGGCTGCGTTCCTCGAGAAGCTGCGGACCGAGGGCGAGATCCTGTGGACCTACTTCACCAAGACCGACGACGGCTACATCATCAAGCCGCACGCGCAGAAGGCCTTCTACGCGTTCATGGCCAGCTGGTCGCTCTATATGCGCGATCCTGCGCGGTTCGGCTTCGCCGACATCCTGTCGACCCTGCCACCCGCCGAGGCTCACGAGTATCGACTGCCAATTACGGCCGAGCAGCGGATCCTGCGTGACGAGCTGATCGTTCGCAAGGGCGGCGGTCTCTTCGACGACGATCGCCTCGGCGTGACGGAGCGGACCAAGCTCGCGCAGGCCGCCCGCGGCTTTCAGTACATCGGCAACGGCAAGTCCCGCCCGATCGAGAGCGCCAAGCCCGCGAAGGTTGCCGAGCTCGTGCGCGACGACGTCGCTGACGGCCGCCAGGTCCTGGTGTGGACGGTCTTCGACGAGGAAGGCGCAATCATCGCGCGCAGGCTCGCTGGCTCGGCATTCGAGGTCGGAACCTTGCATGGCTCACAGACCGAGCTTCAGCGTGCCGACATCCTCGAGCGCTTCCGCCGCGGCGACCTCGCCTGCGTCATAACGAAACCGCAACTCGCGGGCTATGGCCTCAATCTGCAGCACTGCCGGTCGATGGTGTTCAGCGGGATCGACGACAGTTTCGAACGCCGTTACCAGGCTGAGCGCCGCGCCGTTCGCTTTGGACAGACCGAGACGGTTCGCATCCACGAGCCGTATATCCCTGAATTGGAGGGCATGATGTGGGGTAACGTTGCTCGCAAAGAGGCGCGCTTCCTGAACGATGTGGCGATGCAGGAGCGCTTCTATCGCGACGCGCTCTCCCAGCAATTGGCGGACCTGAAAGCAGCTCATGCCGCGTAAAAAGGGGAGTTCCGTACGCGCCTCCAGTCGTGCGGACGAACGCAGCCTTGAAGCGCTGCAGGTGCGTGCAAATCTGGCGAAGGTCCCGCTGACGGATGCCACGCTCTATTGCCAGGACAACATCACTGGCATGCCCGAGCATCTGGTACCGGGCTCGGTCGACCTGGTCGTCACGTCCATCCCGTTCGGCGCCCTGTTCATGTACTCGGGCAAGACCGAGGACGTGGGCAACAACCTGGACTCCGGCGGGACTCTCGGCGTCGACATGCGCGCCTCTCAGTTCGGTCTGCATCTGCGGTTCCATGTCGAGCAGTTGATGCGCGTCATGGCCGACGGCGCGATCGCGTGCGTTCACATTCAGCAGCTGCTGACGACCAAGGTCCAGCACGGGTACATGGGCCGGCGCGACTTCCGCGGTGCCTGTGTAGACCTGTACAGCGCGGGCGGATTCAACTGGGTGGGCGAGTTCGTCATCCCGAAGAATCCGCAGCGCGTTGCACAGGCGCAATCAATCCACTCGCTACTGTTTATCACTGGACTCCGCGACTCCCGCGACTGGGCCCCGTACGTCAACGATTACGTGCTGCTGTTTAGGAAGCCTGGCAAGGGCAAGCCCGTCAAGGCGCTCTATCGTGCCGATGAGAATCCGGCTGGCTGGGTCACGTCGGAGGAATGGATCCGCGACGCACACGGGTTATGGGTCGACATTCAGGAAACGGACGTGCTCGGCGGCTGGAAGAACGCCGGCGATGAGGACGATGAGAAGCACGTCTGCCCGCTCCAGCTCGAGGTCATCCGCCGCTGCATAAAGCTCTACTCCAATCCGGGCGATGTCGTGCTAGATCCGTTCATGGGTATTGGCAGTACCGCGGTGGTGGCGGTTGAGCTCGGCCGCCACGCGATCGGCTTCGAACTGAAAGAAAGCTACCACCGCGACTCGCTGAAGTACGTGCAGTACGCGAGGGATGCGCGCCACCACCCGCCAACGACGGACCTGTTCAGCCTGACCGGAGTCGAGGTTGCGGCATGAACCGATCGCCGAGTCTCTTCGAAGCGGAGCGGCTGACGTTGGTCGACAGCATCGCGCTTACAGTCGACTCTCTGCGCGTCTACGGCGAGCGCTACAAGCACTGGGCGATCGCATACAGCGGCGGGAAGGACAGCAGCGCGACCGTCACGCTCGTTGCTCATCTGATTGAGACAGGCGAGATCCCTGCGCCGGCTTCACTCCAGGTGCTCTACGCCGACACTCGCATGGAGTTGCCAGCTCTGCAGGTGGCGGCCATGGGTGTACTGGCCGAGCTCGAGCGCCGCGGGATCCGTACCGAGGTCGTGCTGCCGCCGATCGACGATCGCTTCTTCGTCTACATCCTCGGTCGTGGTGTGCCTCCGCCCAAACACAACTTCCGCTGGTGTACGCCACAGCTGAAGATCGAGCCGATGCTCACCGCGCTGGCGGATTTCCGCGCTCAGGTGGGCGAGAAGCTCCTGATGATCACGGGCGTCAGGGTTGGTGAGAGCGCGACCCGAGACGCCAGAATCGCCGTCTCCTGCAGCCGCGACGGTGCGGAGTGCGGCCAGGGATGGTTCCAGCAGGCGACCAGCGAAGCAGTGGCCGACACGCTCGCGCCGCTCCTGCACTGGCGTGTTTGCCACGTCTGGGACTGGCTGACCTTCGATGCTCCGCGGTTCGGGTTCCCGACAGAGACGATTGCCGAGGTCTACGGCGGCGATGAGAAGGAGGAGTTGAACGCCCGCACCGGATGCATTCAATGCCCGCTGGCAAGCCGCGATACGGCCCTTGACTACCTGATCGGCCGCCCGGAGTGGAGTTACCTGGCGCCACTGAAACGGCTGCGCCCGCTCTACGAAGAGTTGCGCCAGCCGAAGTATCGCCTTCGCAAAGACGGGTCCGAGCGGCGCAAGGATGGATCGATGGTCAAGAACCCGATGCGTATGGGGCCGCTGACAATCGCTGCGCGGCGCAGAGCCTTGGAGTTGGTGCTGGAGCTAATTGGTTCTGGAGTGTGGCCGCAGGGTTGGGATGGATCGGAGATGCACGGCGATGTGATGACCGACCAGGTGATGGCCGAGGGTGTTATGCAGGCGCTCCTGCTGGACGACGTCGCATGACCGACTTTTGCCCGTGCTGCGGCTGGCATCCATGTCGGTGCACGGAATGGCGGAAACTGGAACAGGCGCGGCCGAATAAACACCCCGTCACGTGGCGGTGCGACCACCTGAGTGGCAACCGCGACAAGACGTACAACGGCATTGGGCTCCGTCTCAATGTGGGGAAGCAGATCCTGGCTGGTGGCGCCGCATGATGGTCGGGGTCCGCGCCGGCACCTGTACCTGTCGACCTCCGCACGCCATGGCCGAGCATCGCAACGGTCGCGGTCGCTGCACTGTGCCCGGGTGCGCGTGCCTGTTCGCGCCTGAAGCGGGTCGCCGCGCCGAGCCTGCCGAGATCCTTGAAGCGCTGAAGGTGGGTGTACCGCGAAACGATGGCTCGACCATCGTCTGCTGGTTCAGCGTCCCGGGCGAGCCCGTCCCGAAGGCGCGCCCGCGGTTCGATCAGCGGCACGGTCGGACCTACACACCCGCTGCCACGGTTGAAGCGGAGAAGCGACTGGCGGACTACTTCAAGACGACCTACCCGCACTTCCAGCCGTGCGCGGATCCAGTTGGACTCCGGCTGCGGTTCCACCTGAAGGGTGTCGGCCGCGGTGACTGGGACAACTACGGAAAACTGGTGTCCGATTCACTCAACGGAAAGGCGTGGATCGATGACAAGCAGGTCCGTCGCGCGGACATTGAGTTGCTCGATAGGACCTCGGAGCCGCGCACCGACATCCTCGTCTATCGCCTCGTGGAGCGCCTGTTGTGAGGCTCAGCAATGCCAGCTAAGCGCCTGCCGTGGTTCCGATTCTGGATCGACGCGACGGCTCACGGGAAGGTCCGCCAGCTCGATGATGCGACCTTCCGGACCTGGGTAGAACTGCTGGACGCGGCCGCGAAGCAACCTAAGCGCGGACGCTTTGAGAATCGCAAGGAAGCCGTTGCTGTGCTGCGCCGGCCGGCCAAACACATTGCGGCACTGATCGCTGCAAAGCTCATTGATGAGACTCCCGAAGGACTCGTGATGCACGACTGGGACGAGTGGCAACGATGGCGTCAAGAAGACGTGAACGACGACGAAACGACTTCTGATCAACTCTTGAACGACTCGCGATTGACCCGGAATGGACGCGCGAACAACCCGGCTTTACGCGTGAGCGCGGAAGGAGATACAGAGACAGAGAGAGAAGGAGAAGTTAATCCCCCTAACCCCCAGACGGGGGGTGAACGGCCAGCGGTCCCAAAGCCGAAGCGTGAACGGACGATGATCAGCGAGCAGGACATTGAGGATCTGGTCAGAAAGTACGCGGCACAGTACGGCACGCCCCAAGCTGTGCGAGATGAGATCGACCTGGCGCTCAATCACCAGGCCCGATTCAAGAACCTGAACGAACGGCTCTACGTCGACGGCTGGCTGCGCCGAGAACTGACCCACCGACCGGCGCCGCGGCCGGCCAACGGCCATGCCGCTCCACCAAGGCAGATCATCGACAAAACGGGGATCGAGAACTGATGGCCGTCGAACGGTTGGCCATGGCCGTCGAGGAGTCCGTCGCGGACGAGCTCACGCTGCCGCCGCACGATACCCATGCCGAGGAGGCTGTGCTCGGAGCCGTGCTGAAGAATCCGACCGTGGTCGCCTCGCTGGTCCAGTTGCCGCCGGCGGATTTCTACACGCCGCGGTATCGGACGATCTGGGCGGCGATGCTCGACCTCTGGCATCGCAATGTCGGCATCGACTACACGTCCCTCAACGCCAGGCTGGCGGCTCCCGACATGGCAAATGGCCGCGTCGGACTGCTCGATCTCTCAACGATCGGACTCTCAGTGCCGGCAGCGTCGAATGTCGAGCACTACGCGGCGCTCGTGCAGAATGCCGCGACGCAGCGGCGGTACATCGACGCGGCGCAAAAGCTCGCGGAGAAGGCCTGGCCGCGGGGCGTCGACGTCGAGGACCTCGCGCTGCAAGCTGAGGCGCTGTTGACGGCCGCTCGCCCATCTCGGCGACGCCAGGATTTGTACGAGCCGGAGCGCTGGGCCAAGGCGTTCTGGGATGACCTCGAGGCCCGTGCGCTTGGTCAGCGCACCGCGGTGTCGAGCGGCTTGCAGGACCTGGACCGCATGACACTCGGACTCGAGGCGGGCGGCCTGTATCTGCTCATGGCCACCCCGGGCACGGGCAAGACCGAGCTCGCCATGCAGATCGGCATGCACGTCGGTCGCGAACATGGGCCCGTGGTATTCGCCAGTCTCGAAATGAGCGCGGTCGAGCTCGCCCACCGATTCGCGCGCATCAGCCGCGGCATGGATCGCAACCGCCTGGCGAAGGGCTCGCTCGACGACGGCGAGCTGCGGTCGGCACTGGAGGTCATGAACGAAATGCAGGACTCGCGGTTCTGGCCAGTGTCGCCGACGGGCCGTTACACGACCGCCGACCTGCGCGCCGACGCGCTCGAGGTTCGTTCGAATGCAGGCAAGATAGCGCTTATCGTCGCCGACTACGTACAGCGGTTCCGAGACCGCGGGACCGCCACCAGCTCGCGGGAAGAAAACATCGGCCTGGTCGCCGAGAACCTGAAGTCGCTGGCCCGGGAATTCGGCTGTCCGGTGCTGGCGCCAGTCCAACCGAACCGCGAGTATGTCCAGCGGCCGAGTAAGCGGCCTGTGCTGAGCGATCTCCGCGAGTCAGGGAAACTCGAGCAAGAAGCCGACGTGGTGCTCGGCCTGTACCGAGACGAGAAGCATGACGAGCAGACGCGGGATCGCGGCCTGGCCGAGGTCCACATGCTGAAGAACCGCAGCGGCGTCGGCGACGCCGAGGGGATGCGCAAGATCCGATGGAAGGGCACGCGTTACTCCGACATCGAATCAGCGGCCCCGCTGCCATGGAATTCACACCGACAGGAGCCCGATGATGCCGCGTAAATCCGCATCCACAACGATGCCCGAACTCGAGCGCCAACTGGAAGACGACACGGCCAGGGGCCTGGAGGAGCTGCCGGAATTCAACATGCCCGACGGCACGCCAGCGGTGGCGCCAGCCACGAACGGCCAGTACGTGGCCGACGCCGACGGCTTCAACGTGCGACCGTCGGAGCAGTGCAAGGCCCCTTCGCCGCTCGGCATCAGTTGCACATTCCGAGATTTCCACAACGGCCGACACAGTTGGGGCCCTGTCGAAGAGACTCAGCCGGAGCAGGCCGAATTGCCGGGCACACCCGAGCCCGAGTTGCCTGAACCAGCGGAGCCAGAAGCCGACGCCAATGGCGTGCCGTACGAGGCGGCGTTCAAGGGCGCCGACTTCATGAGCGCACCGATGCTGCGGGCGATCGCTGAGGCGTGGATCTCCGAGACGGACGAGCTGGGCCACCTGCGCGGCCTATCGATCCGCTACTTCTGGCGGCGCCGCGGCGGCCTGAAGGGCGGGAATCCGCGGCTGGGCGCGCTGCAGAAGCCGACCGGCATCACGGCGTATTCGCTGGGCCGGCCGGCTTACTGGCTGAGCCTGGCGGCCGACCACTGCCGCGACCTGAAACTGACGCCAGAACAGATCCGGGCCGCCGTCCTGCACGAGCTCTGCAAGGCCGCGGTCGATCCAGACGACCACGACTCGTATCGCGTGGTCGGTCCCGATGCCGAGATCTTCGCCCTTGAGCTGCGGCTCTGTGGTTTGTGGTCGCTCGACCTCCGCGAAGTCGGCGCCAACATCAAGCAGCTCGGGCTGCTCGAGGGGCTCGACCAGGATTTGGCGCTGCCCGACGGCGACGTCGCCGTGGACGAGACGGACGCGGGCGAATGAGCGATCACAGCACAATCGAGTGGACCGACGCGACGTTCAACCCCATCCGCGGCTTTCAGCCGAATCGGTGGATGTGCCGCAAAATCAGCCCGGGCTGCGACAACTGCTATGCGAGCACACAGAACCATCGCTGGGGTGGGCAGGAATATCCGGGCGTCGTCAACCCCGACGTGCGCTTGGATGAGAAGACGCTCGGCGTGCCGCTGACGTGGCGTGAGCCGCGGATGGTGTTTGTTTGCTCAATGACCGACCTGTTTGGCGAATGGGTTCCCGTCGAGTGGATCGGACGCATCTTCAACGTGATGGGTGCTGCCAAGCAGCACCAGTTCCAGGTCCTGACGAAGCGACCGAGGCGCATGATGGAAGTGGTCCGCGCGTACTACCAGGCGACCGACCAGCAGCCGTTCCCCAACGTTTGGCTCGGCACCTCGATTGAGTTAGATCGGTTCGCGTGGCGAGCAGAGTACCTGCGCCAGAGTCCTGCGGTGGTGCGATTCATCAGCGCCGAGCCCTTGCTGGGACCACTGCCTAGCCTAGACCTGTACGGCATCGACTGGCTGATTACGGGCGGCGAGAGTGGTGCGCGGCACCGACCGATCGACCTCGAGTGGGTGCGAGATCTTCGAGACCGCGCGCAGGCCACGCACACGGCGTTCTTCCACAAGCAGTGGGGCGGCAGGACGCACGCGACTGGCGGCCGCGAACTCGACGGCAGAGAGTGGAATGAATTTCCGAAGGCCCGGGAGGCTGTCAGTGTCTGAGCAGGAGCGGGCAATCATCGAGTTGATCCGCATTGGAGTAATCGAACTCGGCCAATACGGTCGGTTCTGGCGCAGGAAGACGTTTACTCGGACGGGTCGAGTGAAACACGTCTTTCCGTCGAGGCTCGCTGAGACCGTTCGAGCCGACGGCTATGTCCGAGTGCGGGCCACCGTCGATGGGCGAGAAGTCAGCGCCCTTGGGCACCGACTCGTATGGATCCTCGCGCATGGGCCGATCCCGGACAGCCTTGAAGTCAACCATCGGAACGGGCAGCGTGCCGACAACTGGCTGGATAACCTGGAGTTGGTAACCAAGTCGGCGAACCTCGATCACTCTTACCGTGAACTTGGAAGACCACGGCCGACTGGAGAACGCAACCCACACTGCAAGCTGACCGCCGATCAGGTGCGGGAGATCCGCGCACGAGCAAATGAAGGGACCGTCGCGCTAGGCCGAGAGTTCGGCGTGACTCACCAGGCAGTCCGCCGCATCCTGCTGGGCCTTGTTTGGCGGGACGAATTCCCTGAACCGACGCGCGAGCTCGCCCATGCTTGAGCCGACCCTGTGCGGAGCCTGCGGAACGGAGCTCACCGAGGAGGTCGAGCGGACCACGACGCGGCTACTGGCTGGCCTGGACGATGCCCGCCGCGCCAGGCTGGACACGTACTACGGCGACCTCGCGACCGCGCCGGAGCGTCTGTGCGCAGGATGTTTCAACGTGACGGCGAGCGTGCTCAATCAGGGAGTGACGAGTGGCAACTGACGAACAGACGGGCTACGCCGAATGGTCGATCCTGGAGCTCATGGGCCACCGCCGACTCGGCGGATTCGTCCGCGCGGTGCAGGTGGCCGGCGCGGGCATGCTAAGGATCGACGTGCCGGGCGACGTCGACGGCGATACGCATTCAACTCAGTTCTACCCGCCGTCATCGGTCTACTGCCTGACGCCGGTCAGTGAGGCGGCCGCGCGGATCGTCGCCAAGAGCAGCCGACCCGAGCCTGTGTCGCGGTGGGAGTTGCCGCAGCCGAAGGCCGCCGATAAGAACTGCCCTGGCTGCGGAGAATCGCACGGCGGGCTCTGCAGGAACTGTGGCGAGCGTCATCCCTGTGCCTGCATGGAGCAGGTGGATGACGACGACGATGACTCGGCACCAAACATCCCCTTCTGAGTCGTGCCGTACACTCCCCGCAGCGCCCCGTTCTATCGTGACTAAAGTTGCCTGCGGAGGCCATCGATTGGAACCCCTGTGGCATCGTTCCTAAGAGCGCGAGCCGCCATCCTGATCGTGGCCGCCACGATCATGGCGAGCATTCTGGCCGCGCCGCACTCGACCACCGCGACACGGACCTACTCGACAACCTTCGCGGCGACTGAGAATCCGATCTCCGAGGGCGGCAACTGGGTAAACGGCGCCGCGGTCAGCCTCGACTGGACCGACATGCAGACGGCGCCTGGCAAGGCGTTCGGCACCCAGCTCAACAACAGCCCCAGCCACTACGACGATTCGACCGCCCTCCTGACCGGGGCCTGGGGTAACGACCAGGCCGCGCAGGCGACGATCTACGTCACCACCGCGCCGTCCGGGTGCTGCGCCGAGGCCGCGCTGCACTTACGGGCCAACCTGTCAGCGCACAGCTCCACTGGCTACGAGCTCGGGTGCAGCCTGCACACGAACGGCTCGCAGTACATCGGCATCTCGCGCTGGAATGGCGCGATGGGCAATGTCACGACGCTCGGGGACGTGGGCGGCGTCGGCTGCACCAACGGCGACGTGCTCGGGGGCACCGCGGTCGGATCCACGATCACGATCTACAAGAACGGCGTCGCCCAGATCAGCGTCACCGACACGATGTTTCCATCTGGCGCGCCTGGCATCGGCTGGTATCTGAACGGCTCGATCAGCAGTCAGGCCAACTATGGTCTGAGCAACTTCACGGCGAACGACAGCGGCGCCCTGCCCGGCTTACCCACGCCGACGCCGACCAGGACCCCAACCGTAACTCCGACGCCTGGCGCATTCGTCCCGATTCGGGTCAACACTGGTGGGCCCGCGTACACCGATGGGGTCGGCAACGTCTGGGCCGCGGACAACCACTTCACCGGCGGCACGGCGAACGTCACGGGCAACACGATCACGGGCACCAGCGACCAGCCGCTCTATCGCTCCGAGCGCTACGGGACTGAGAGCTACTCGTTCCCTGTCCCGAACGGCAACTACACCGTGACGCTGAAATTCGCGGAGATGTACTGGTACAACGCTGGGCAGCGAGTGTTCAACGTCCTGATCAACGGCTCGCAGGTGTTGACGAACTTCGATGTCGTCGTTGCCGCGGGCGGCAGAGATAAAGCGCTCGACCGTACCTTCCTAACCACAGTGACCAACGGCATGCTGACGATCAACCTCGTCACCGTAGTCGACAACGCGACGATCAGCGCTATTCAGATCGTGTCGGCCGCGCCGCCCACCGCGACGCCGATCCCGTCGACGGCCACACCCGTGCCGACCAGCACCGCGACCGCCACCCCGCCGCCAACGTCTACGCCGACGGCGACCAGTACCCCGACGATCGTGCCGACGGCAACGGCGACCGCGGTCCCCACCGATACACCCGCGCCATCGCCCACTCCCTTGCCGACGCAGACACCCGTGCCATGCTCGCTCGAGGTCTTCCGAAACGGCGTCGTCACGGTCGTAACCCGGCCAATAGAGTTCTGCACCGACCAGTAGCTGATGGCCTGGGGATATCGCGCCAGCAGCTACGCCAGCAACGGGGCGGGCGCGGCCGTCGGTTCCGGGAGCACTACTACCGTCACGCTTGGGGCCGCGCTGTCGGCCGGGGACGTTATTGTCCTGGGAATCGCGGGGTTCACCACGAACGGTACGGCTGCTATTCCGACGTTTGCCGTGTCGGATAGCGTCAACGGTAGTTGGGGCTCGGCTCAGGCCGCGACGGTCACGGATAACACCACGTACCCCCCCAATGCGGGGCGCAACAGCGTTTGGGTCCGCGCCAACAGTGGCGCGGGCACGCCAGTGATCACGGTCACCCCTACGTTTACGGGCGGCGGTACGGCGAACATCGGCTTGCAGGTGCTTGCCGGTACCGGTCTGGCGACAGCTTCGGTGGTCGATACAACCGCTGCGACGGAGGGAACCGGCAGTTCCCCTAGCTCTGGAAACGTCTCTCCGGCGACGGGCGCGGCCAGCGAAATGATGGTGGGGTGTTACCTCGACTGGGGTGAGGGGACCACGCTCAGCGCTGGCAATATCAACGGTGCTGCCGCGACGCTGGCGGGTAAGCATGACGCCGACGGCGGTAGGTGGCAAGGGCTGATGGAATACGCCGACTCTGGCTCGTCTGGCGGTACACCGTCGGCAACGGCAAGCTCGACCGGTACTCCTGGCACCTGGGGCATGTTTGGGGTCGTCCTCAACCTGGCGGCATCCGCCGCGGTCCCCCCGGGACTGGGGCCTGTCGTGGGATTAGGCGAAGCGGTCATGACGGCTGGCCAGACTGCGATGATGCGCTAAACCCCTTATGATTCACCCAATCTCAGTCTCAGACGGGAGTTGCAGGGGCCTATGCTCAGACAAGGCGGGTTTCTATTGATCGACCATCGCGCCTCGCCCGGCACGGCCGACGTCCCGTCAGGCCAACTCTTTGAGGCCGATACGTTCACGTGCTGCCACTGCAATTCGGTTGTGGTAAAGAACCCACACCGTCAACGAGAACGGCACGTATGCATGCGCTGCATGCACCTGACGTGCGATCAGCCGGGTTGTGTCAGCGAGTGCAATCCGATCATTCAAGCCGTTACTCTGGCGCAACGATTCCCCGATTCTGGCCAACCGTTCATGCTGCGCGGACCGCGGGGCGAGATCCTCTTCGACGCCCGTTTCAAAGATAAGGAGACGTTCTACTGATGGCTCAATACAACACGGCGCTTGCCGGCTGGACCCCGGTCGCTCACGCGGATGCCGCTTCCGCCCTGGCCAACGCTTCATACCAGGCTGTGCGAACGACGACCGCCTCGACAATCAGAATCGTCGAAGCGTTCGTAGGTGGTGAGGCGACCGCCAGCACCGTGAACCGCATGGCCGTAAGGCGGCTGTCAACGAACGCCAGCACGCCGACCGACGTCGTCCCGGCGGCGCTCAACCCACTTTCGGCGGCGTCGGTGTCGCAGGGCTACTCGGCTGCTTCCACGGGGCCCACGATTGCCAGCACCAACCATCTGCTCAACCTCGCCATGAACTCGTTCGGCGGCGTGGTCCGATGGGTCGCTGCACCAGGTGAAGAGCTCTGGGCTACGGCGCAGACGGCTCCGAACGGACAGGTGGTGCTCGACTCGATCAGCGGCACCGGAGTTGTCTCCTCGCACCTGATCTTCGAGGAGCTGTAGGTAGCGAGCGTGCAGTTCTGCACGCTCGCAAGACACCCGATGCGAAAAGACCGGGCCTGGCGCGGCTGGGGTACACACCGAGCCGCCTAGATCGTGGCCTACTACCTCGGTAGCCAATACGACCGCCAGAGTCGGCGCGCGGTCATCTCTCAGGACATCGGTCAGTGGGATACACCACTGCCGAGCCTGCTCGGTCAGGACGTCCTGCCCATCGGGGAGCAGGTTACCGACCTCGCCCCAGCGCTCGTAGCCCAGCGCCGCGCGCGGGATTACTCCTGGGACTGGGACCTCGGCTACATCCTGCAAGGCCAGGATGCGATGGCCGCGGGTGCCCAACGCACCGAGCTGCCGCCGCGGGCGCTACCGAGAGCCCGCGACTACACGATCACCGCGTCGTTCCCGCTGTCGCTCATTGGCAACGACAGCATGGCGGCCGGCGAGCAAGCGCTCGAGCTCCCGCCGAAGGCTATTCCCCGGCAACGCGACTACACGTGGGTGCAGTCGGCGTCGCTGCCCGTCTTCCAGGAGATCCCGCAAGGCCAGCGCATCGCCACGGCCGAACTGCCGCCACGGAGTGCCGCGAGATCACGCGACTACACCCAGACCGCCAGTTTCCCACTCTCGCTGATAGGACAGGACCAGCTCCCCGCGGGCCAGCAGCTCGGCGTCAATGCTCCGCCAGGGCGACCCCGAGCGATCAGTCTCTCAGAGACCGGCGTCAATCTCACTGCGCTACTGACGGCAACCGCCGCGGTTCTCCCCAACGGGCTATCGACCGCCCTCACCGAACTTCCGCCCAGAGCCACTCCTCGAGCACGCGACTACACCCAGGCGATCGGCTTCCCGCCCGAGCTCGTCGGCCAGGATGCCCTTACCGCGAGCCGTGGCGTTCAGGAGCTGCCGCCGCGCGGCTATGCTCGCGAACGCGATTACACCTACCTCGAGTCCTTCGCGCTGCAGGTGTTCCAGGAGCTGCCGTGCGGGCAGCGCGTTACTGATCTTCCGCCGCGCGGAGTGCCACGGGCACGCGACTACTCGTTCGAAAGCTTCATCTTCGCTGACCTCATCGGTCAGGATGCGATGGCCGCGGGCGACCAATTGTCGGGTAATGCACCCGCTGGCCGGCCACGCGCGCCAAGCCTGCCTGAGCCCGGTATCAACACCACCATTGTCCTCACGGCCAGCACCCCGACGCTGCCGCCGGGGGCACAGGTCTCCGACAGCAACGTCCCGCGCGCGCCGAAGCGAGCCAGCGAGTACGGCCAGGCCACCGGGTTCCCACTTGAGCTGATCGGCAAGGATCAACTGCCGGCGGGCCACAGCACGGACGCCACGACCAACCCGCCCAGGGGGGCCGCCAGGTCGCGCGACTATACGTGGCTGCAATCGCTGCCGCTGTACATCTTCGACCAGCAACCGCCAGGCCGAAGCACCGATGCCACTGCGTTGCCGCCGCGCGGTCCGCAGCGCGCGCGGGACTACTCGTATCTCTTCAGCTACCCACAGGTGTTGGTTGGTCAGGACGCCATGTACGGGGCGCCTGGTGAAGTGCCGGTGTATGACTGGCAGACCGCAGTGCCACCCCGCGGCCGCACTCGAGCGCGGGATTACACGTGGAACTTCCTGGTCATCGAAACTATTCTCGGAGCGGGTACGCCATCGCGTGACCTGACGTACACTGTTGGCGCGCCCACGGGCAGATGGTCGGCTGATCTAGTCGCTGGGCGTTGGAGCGCAGGACCGCCGCGTCAATGACCACTCTCACCCGCTCGGCCCAGTCCCTCGAGTACGTCCTTTGCACCGTCGCGACAACCGATGGGGACGGCGCCGCGGTAGATATCACGAGCGACGTGGTCAAGATGGCGTTCGTCCCCGACGGCGACCCACTCGCCGACGACACCGATTTCATCACGGCCGATTGGGAAACCAACGATACTGACCCCGCGGCGCCGATCTACTCGGCTCGCCTGCTGGTTGGCCCAGGCGGCGACTACGAGCCCGTAGCGGGCACCCGGGTCGACGTCTACGTGGCCGTCACCGACAATCCAGAAGAGCCCAAGATTCGGGCGGGATCGATCCGATTCCAATGAGCGAACCAGTCCCCGTCATCCTTCCGCCGCTCGACCCCACGCCATCGGGCGGGTTTCTCGTTCTTTTCTCGCCAGGTCAATGGGCCTGGATCACCAGAGCGCTCAGGGCGAGCTATCTCGCTCAGGACGCCATTCTCGTGGCCCTCGGGCCCGTAGTCACTTCATTGGAGGGCCTGATGGCCACTGTTGCTGAACTCGAACAGAAGCTTGACGCAATCGACGCTGCCCTGACCGGCGAAGACGGCGTCTTCGAGAACCTCGCCGGTGACCTCACTGGTTTGAAGGCTGAGATCCAGGCGCTGAAGGACCAGATCGCGGCCGGCACGCCCGTGAGCCAGGAGCAGCTGGACAGCCTGGTCACCAAGGCGGACGGCATCGCCACGAAAGCATCGGCGAACGCCCAGAAGCTCGCCGACCTGGCCGCCAGCACCCCGGACGCCCCCACGCCGTAAGCGATGGACCTCGGCGTGAACGTTCGGCCGCTGTGGCGTCAAGCCCTGCCATCGACCTTCTTCGGTCCCTGGCTGGACCTTGCCGCGGCGGCCGGTGTCACGCTGTTTCGGTTCGACGTCAACTGGCAGGAGGTCCCGATCAGCACCCCGCGGATCACGGACCTCTGCGCCATGCTCGCCCGGAAAGACGCCACGCCCGTGGCCGTGCTCTGCGGGTCAGGCCAGAACTGGGCATGGCCTGACCCGTGGGCGTACGCGGTAGCCGCGGGGGACCTCGCCAGCCTGCTGCCACCCGGATCCATGATCGAGGTGTGGAACGAGCCAAACGTGGTGCCGAACTTCGCGCCCAAACGTGACCCCTTGGCCTACGCGCGCATGCTGTACACGGCATACGCGGCGATCAAGCAGGCGAACCCGCAGGCCCGCGTGATCGGCGGCGTGCTCGCATTCAATGACGCCCAATACCTGAAGGACCTGCTGGCCGTGCACCCCGCGCCGATGTTCGATTTGTTCTCGATTCACCCGTACACCGTGGGGAAGCCCCCGGATGCGCGAATTCCCGCGCACGAGTCGTTCATCCAGGCGATCGACGACTTCCAGGCCATCCTCGACACGACCCCGCTGCTCCTATCGGAATGCGGCTGGGAATGCGAAACCCCAGCGAAGGACGCCCAGGCTGCCTCGAATTACCGCGCGGCGCGCGATATCGCGCGCTTCCACGCTGTCGAGGGCATGATCGCATACCACCTGGGCGACTCGGTCGACAGTCCGCCGAACGCGCTGCTCAACCCGAAGGACCGCACGCCTTCGCTGAGCTGGCGCGCCTTCACAGGGACCTGATGGCCCGATGGGTAGGCCAACCGAACTAACTCCGGCGTTACAACGGAAGATTGTCTGCATGGTCCGCGATGGCGTCAGCCCTGAGGTCGCGGCACGTGCCGCGGGTATCGCCGCCAGCACGTTCTACCTCTGGCGGGCCAAAGGGCGGGAGCAGCCCGACAGCAATTACGCGGAGTTTTCGGAGGCCATAGAAAACGCCATCGCCGAGTGCGAGGCGCGCGCCGTCCGAGTTATCACGAAGGCATTCCCAACCAGCTGGCAGGCCGCCATGACGCTCATGGAGCGAAGATTCCCTGACCGTTGGGGCCGCCGCGAACGCATCGACGTCTACGAGCACGAGCGGGTGCGCCAGGAGGCCGAGCGCATCGCCGCGCGGTTCGGTGTGCCCGTGGACGAGGTCCTGCAGCGCGCCGGCATTGTGCTACCGACGCCCAACTAAATGCCGACGCTCTCGCCCGCCGCGAACCTCGTGCGTTTGCAGGCAGTCGAGTTTGAGCTCGAGCAGCAGGCGGCCGAGACGGGCGTCTCCGAGGTCGCGAGCTACGCTGATGACCCGTGCGGCTACGCCCGCAACGTGCTGGGCGTCGAGTGGTGGCCAAAGCAGGAGCAGATCGCCAGGCTACTCCTGACTCCCCCGTATCGCGTGCTGGTCAAGGCATGCCAGAACGTCGGCAAGACGCATCTCGGCGGCGGCCTGGTCAACTGGTGGTTCGACTCGTTCGATCCTGGCCTGACACTCACCACGGCGCCGACTGATCGTCAGGTCCAGGACTTGCTTTGGAAAGAGGTCCGTGGTCAGCGTGGTCAGCGCGGGGGGTTCCCCGGGCCAAGGATGTCTCGGCTCGAATCGGCCCCTGATCACTTTGCCCACGGCTTTACCGCCCGCGACGGTGACGCTTTCCAGGGACACCACGCCGAGCACATCCTGATCGTGTTCGATGAGGCCATCGGCGTGGCGCCCGTGTTCTGGGAAGCGGCCGAGTCGATGTTCGCGGGTGAAGGCCATGGCTGGCTGGCGATCTTCAATCCAACCGATACATCATCCCAGGCGTACCTCGAGGAGATGACGGGCAACTGGCACATCGTGTCGTTGTCTGCGCTCGAGCACCCGAACATCGTCGCGGAGCTGCAGGGGCTTCCGCCGCCCTATCCCTCGGCTGTGCGCCTGAACCGCCTGAGCGAACAGATCAAGTCCTGGTGCACGCCCGTTGCGGGTCCGCACAAGCCGACCGATATCGAGTGGCCGCCGGGCTCAGGTGAGTGGCTTCGTCCAGGTCCGATCGCCGAGGCGCGGCTGCTTGGCCGTTGGCCATCGCAGGCAACGAACGGCGTCTGGAGCGACGGCGCGTGGTCCGCGGCGGAAGCGCTCATGCTGCCCGAACGCGAGGAGCCCATCGAGATCGGCTGCGACGTGGCTCGCTTCGGGGACGACTTCACCAGCATTCATGTGCGCCGCGGCGCGTGCTCCCTGCACCACGAGTCGGCCAACGGCTGGGGCACGGACGAGACCGCGGGGCGGCTGAAGGTGCTGTGCGGGATGTGGGGCCCGCGGTCAGGCGAGGAGCCGCAGAAGGTCCTGTGCAAGGTCGACGACGACGGCGTGGGGGGCGGCGTGGTCGACCAGGCCGCCGGCTACAACTTCGTGGGCCTGTCCGCGGCCAACAAAGCGGTCGACCCCGAGGGCTACCCGAACCGTCGCTCGGAGCTGTGGTTCGGGTTGGCGGAACGGGCAGGCGAGGGCAACCTTTCGCTAGCGCGGCTGCCAGCCGATACACTCAGGGAGTTACGGCGGCAAGCGATGGCGCCGACGTGGAAACTGGACGCGCAAGGCCGAAGGGTGGTCGAGCCCAAGGATGACACGAAGAAGCGCATCAAGCGGAGCCCTGACGACATGGACGCGGTCAACCTCGCGTATGCTCCGGCCGATCGCATGAGCGTCTGGAGTCTTTAGGTGCTCGCTCCTACGCTACCGAACCCGAGCCAGGGGCTGAAGACAGGTAAGGTAGGGGGCACGAAGCCAATTCGCTGGCCGCGCATCAAACTGCCACGGCTGCTCGACGCTGATGACGCGCGGGTGTTGGGCACGGTACTGACGTACTCGCTGCTTGTATTCTGGGCCGCGATCGTGCTCGGCGCGGCGGTGCGCGTGTTTCTGGTGATTGGATTTGGAGGCGGCTGATGGATGAGACACGGACAGACGGGGTCCGCCATTGTGACCGATGCGGCGGCGATCACGAGCGGCTCGAATGGAAGCGTTTCGCTTACAACGACATTGATGGCTTCCAGTATTGGGCGCTCTGTCCGACGAATGGTGATCCGGTTCTGCTGAGGGTTGAGCCAGTAGAGACCTCCGAGAGCCTGACTGCCATCGCCCGCCAGCGCTTCGCCGAGACCACGGGTACAGGTTGATGGCCTCTGCAGAGTTTGCGCTTCGGTTGCTTGATTTGCCTGAGGTGCAGAAACTACTTCAAGAGTTGCGGGAACTCGCGCTGATGCACTGCCACGGATGTGACGATGAAATCGGACACCGTCATACGGAAATGTTCGAGTACGGGTTCAAGCAGGAATTTATCGATGGGTTTGAGCAGCTAATTCCGGTAGGCACCTGAGATGGGCCTGATCTCGCAGTCGCTCCGCGCTCTGGTCCCCGAGCGGAAGATGGCCATCGCCGCTAGCGTCCCCAACTGGTCTGTCGGCGTTGAGCAGCGGCCCCAGTGGTCCTACGACCGCGGCGCCCGCGAGGGCTACATGCTCGACGAGCTGGTCTACAGCTGTGTCGACTACCGCGCCTCGTCCATCGGCGAGCCGCCCGTCACGGCGTACCGCACAGGCTCAGACGAGAAGCAGGACGAGCATCCAGCCGTCACGCTACTGAACAAGCCGAACCCGTTCATGGGCCGGTCCCGCTTCTGGGGCACAATCGGCATGAGCCTGGACATCGGCGGCAACGCGTACGTCGAAAAGGTGAGGTCGGCCGCCGGTAAGGTAGTCGAGCTCTGGCCACTCAGACCCGACCGCGTGACCGTGATCCCGTCGGCCGAGACGTTCATCGGGGGCTACGTGTACCGCATCGGCGAAAAAGAATTCCGCATGCGCGCCGCCGACGTGATCCACTTCAAGACGCGCCATCCTCTGGACGACTTCTACGGGCTGGCGCCGCTCGCCGTGCTGGCCGGCCGCGTCGACCTGGACGTGTGGACGCGCAAGTTCACCGAGGCGTTCTTCCGCAACGCGGGCGTGCCGGCTGGGCTGTTGAACGTAATCAAGACCCTGACCGAATCCGACCGCGAAGCCATGCGGCGCAACTTCTCGCGCATCTACGGCGGCACCGACGGCTGGCACAAGATCCTCGTCCTGGACGGCGGCCAGGCCACGTACGAACCGATGGGCCTACCATTGGGCGCCTCTGGTGCCGCGATGCCCGAACTGAACGAGATCAACGAAACCAGAATCCTGGCCGTCTACGGCATGACGCCGTCCCTGGTCGCCACGATGGTGGGCTCGCGCGGCTCAGGGCTGGCCGGCAGCAACCGTGAGGCCGATGAAACGAAGTTCTGGCAGGACACGATGCTGCCGCTGTTCAAGGACCTCGACTCAGCGTTGACGGCGGGCCTGGTCATCGACTTTCCCGATCTTGACCGGCTCGAGCACGACATGTCTAAGGTCAAGGCGCTGCAGGAGGACGAAGACAAGCGGCATGCGCGCTACCTGAACGACTACAAGGGCGGCGGAATCACGTTCGAGGAGTTCAGGCTGGCGTGCGGATACCCCGAGAAACCTGACAAGCCGGGGATGCTGCTTCTGCCGACGACCATGGTGCCGACGTGGAGCGACGACATGCTGACCGAGCCCGAGCCGATGCCAGAGCCCGTCCCCGCGCTACCCGGCAACCCTGGCTCGCAACCGCAGCCGGCGCTGAATGGGCGGTCGAATGGAGCAGGGCACTGATGGCCGTGCAGGTGGTCTGGAAAGGTACCAGCATCGAAGGGCAGGCGCTCATCACCGCACTGGGCAACAACTGCGCCTGCGAGTTCGGCGTGATGGGCGTGCGGAAGACCACCTGCTCGGCGCATGACGCGTTCGCCCACGAGCAGCGATTCCTCGACGGATTGCTGAACGGGCTACATCTGCGGGCCGATCTGATGCGCGAAGAGTGGTTGTTGCCGCGCGAGCGGGAGTGATGTCCACGCCGATCGCGTTTACCCGACCCGATCAGCGGCAGGTCGAGTTGCTGGCGTGGTCGGATCACGACCTAGACACGCTAGCCGATATCAGCGATACGGACATCGCCCGGGCGCAGGGCTACTGGCGTTCGCATCTGCCGCGCCGCTACCGCCTCCTCCTTGAGGCGACTTCACCAACCAACCCCGATGGCCTACACCTGGTCGGCTAGCGCGCTCCAGTACCGCGACAGCCAAGGTCGCTACGTCTCACCCCGTGCGATCAATCATGCTGTCGACTACGTTATCCGCGGGGCGTCGGAACGCATGGTCGCAATGAGTCAAGGCCTGCAGGATGGCACGCTGAGCCTGGCCGCGTGGCAGGAACAGATGGCCGCCGAGATGAAGATGCTGCACGTTGCCGCGGCAGCCATGGGCCGCGGCGGCTGGGCTCAGATGTCTCAGGCCGACTGGGGCTGGACGGGCCACGAGCTGCGCAACCAGTACGGCTGGCTGCGTAATTTTGCGCAGGACATCGCCACCGGCCACCAACCTCTGGACGGCCGCCTGCTCAACCGGACTCGCTTGTACGCGGAAGCCGCCCGCGGCACACAGCGCGAGATGCAGCGGCGCATGGGCCAGCAGATCGGCCACAGTCAGGAACGCAACCAGCTCGGCGCCGCGGACCGCCACTGCGCGGCATGCCTGTCGTGCTCCGCGCAAGGCTGGGTGCCAATCGGGACGCTGCCGAGGGTCGGCGGAAGGACATGCGGAACCAGGTGCAAGTGCAGCATCCTGACGCGACATGTGCCGGCGGCTGAGGTTGCGGCCTGATGGTTTTTGTTCGGCCAATCGAAACCACCGACGCCCCGCGTCCTGAGACGACGGCCATGATCCCGCAGGCGGTCGTGACGGACGAAGGCCCGCGGTGCTGGCGCTGCCGGCGGAAACTGGCCGACAGGGTCAGCCGACCATGGCAAGTGACCTGCGGCCGATGCAACGCGGTCAACTCGAGCGCGCCCGCACGTTGACACAGTTGAGCGCGGACGCGCATAGTTAGCGAAACGCGCGCGCTCTGATCTCTGTGCCCCCCGCTGCATCGTGGGCCTCGAATGCAGCCGAGGGGCATTTCTATTGTCCACACAGCGGCTCGATACCCGAGTTGAGATCAAGGCGGTCGATACTGCCCAGCGCCTGATTCAGGGCTACGCCGCTGCCGTCGGCAACAAGGACCGCGTCGGCGACATCATCGACTCCGGCGCATTCGACCGCACCCTCAAAGAGAACGACGACGTCCTGGTCTTCATCGGCCATGACTCCTCGCGCTTGACAGTTGGCGAGCCGGTCAGCATGCGGGCCGATACAAAAGGCTTGCTGACCAGCACACGCGTCTACAACACGCCAGCTGGCGACGAGCTCCTCGAGGTCGCCAAACAGCGCATGGCGTCGGGTCGCACCCTCGGCATGAGCATCGGTTACCGCACGGTCAAGGACCGCTACAGCGGCGGCGCGCGGCACCTGCTGGACGTCGACCTGCTCGAGTACAGCTTTCTCGCCTCGCCCATCCTGGCCGCGAATCCCGAGGCCACCGTAACCGGCGTCAAGCGCCGCAAGGCGACCGGCGTCGGCCCAGTCATCACGACCGAGGACAGTTACGAGGACCTGCGCGAGGACCTCGCCGCGGCCGCCGCGCTCACCCTCGGCCGGTCGTACGTGTCAGTCTGCGCCACATTCAGCGATCACGTGGTCGTTGCCGGCTGGATGGACGACGAGACCCACTACTGGGACATCCCCTACACGCTCGACGCTGACGGTGAGCCCCAGCTGGGCGAGCCGAGCGAAGTCGACCCCGCATTTGTTCCCGCCGCTGCCAAAGCGCGAGCCATGCCTCAGGAGGAGCCACTGGTGAAAGTCTGGACACCCGAGATGAAGGCCGCGCTGCCCGATGACGCTTTCGCGTTCATCGAACCCGGCGGGACGAAGGATGACGGCGGACTGACCACGCCGCGGGCCAAACGCCACTTTGCCCACCACGACACCGATGGCAGTGTGGACGAGGCGTTGCTGCGGGCGGCGCTGGCCGAGTGTAAGTCCGATGAAGGGCGCGCCCACCTGTTGCGCCACGCGCGAGCAATCGGGCTCAGCGAGCCCAGCGGCCACGACGACGCGCACCAGAAGGCGTGGGGCAAAGGCGCGGCGCCGACAATTCTGCTTGTCTCGGCCAAACTCGCGACCCTCGCCGAGGAGGTCGCGGCCGAGCAGACGTCCATGACGCATCTCGGCATGGACACCAAAGACAACCAGCGGATGCGCGCGGAGATGCGCCAGAAACTGCGGGAGGTCGAATCGGACCTTCACCACGTCATTGATTGGGCCGACGCGGTTGACCGCGGCGAGGACGGCAAGGCGCACGTCGATCTACTGCGCCACAAGCTCCAACTTATGGAACTGGAGGTCTAAGCCATGGCCGAGACCAAAGTCGAAGAGCTCGAACGGATCAAGGCCAGGGTTCAGGCCACACTCGAACAGAACCCCAACGGGTTGACCGCCGAGAAGAACCTCGAGGTCGAGGCGCTGATGCAGAAGGCGCGCGGCCTGCAGGCCGAGATCGTCGCCGATCGCGCGCTCGAGCAGAAGAAGGTCGACCTCGCGAATCTGGACGAGTTCCTGAACAAGCCCGAGCAGAAAGTGCCGCACGGCATCGGCGACGGTGACGGCGAGTCCGAGGACCGCAAGGCGCTCCGCAATGCCGGCTGGGAATTCAAGAACGGCATCGTGTTGGCGCCGACCAGCCTGGGCAAGCACATCGAGATGTTTGCCGAGGAAGTGCTGTACGGCCCGATTCCCCAGGACGATCCCGACGCCGCGGCGTACTTCAAGTCGACGCGCGCTGCGTTCCGACCTGAGTACCGAGCCGCGTACAGCAAGCTCCTGCGCTTGTCCGTCAAGACCCGCACGGAGTCCATGGCCTTCAGCATGCTGAGTGGCGTGGAGCAGAAGGCGCTCTCAGAGGGGTTGGACACCGCCGGTGGATTCCTGGTCCCGCCAGATGTGCAGGCTGAGGTGCTTGTCCGCGTGGCACAGATGGCCGTCATGCGCAAGTACGCGACCGTCCAAACCACAAGCCGGGACATTCTGCAGTGGCCCGCGGTAGCACCCGCGTCGTCCACCACGGGCGGCGTTGCAGCTGGTGGCGCCTCCATCTTTTCCTCGGCGTTCGTCGGCGGCTGGGTCGGTGAGACGCCCGCGTTCTCGGACACAGACCCGGCGTTTCAGATGTTCGGCATCCCGATCCGCAAGCTGCGCGTGGCAACCAAGCTCAGCAACGACTTCGTGGCCGACTCGGCTGTCAACATCCTGGCCTTCCTGGCCCAGAACGGCGCGGAGAACATGGCGCTCGTCGAGGACTTCGGCTTCTTCCAGGGGGACGGCGGTTCGCTGCAGCCGAAGGGCATCCTGAACTCGGGTGCGTCCACTGTCGACGTTGAGGGCTCGACCTCGAACACGATCAGCAACACCACGTCCAACACCGGCTCGGCGCCGAAGATCGCCGCGCTGCCCTACGCGCTGCCAGCTCAGTACGCGGGCCGCGCGCGCTGGATCATGCGAAGGGCGATCGAAGGCGACGTGCGCGCCCTGGTCAATGCCAACGGCGACTTCCTCTGGCCCCCGTTCGGCGGCCTGGTCGTGGGCAGCCCGGCCCAGCTGATGGGCTACCCGACTGATAACAGCGACTTCATGCCCGATGACGGGACCGACGCGAACAAGGTCATGCTCTTCGGCGACCTGTCCAAGTACATCATCGCGCAGCGGGCCCAGATCACCAGCACCATCCTGCGCGAACGTTTCGCGGACGTAGACCAGGTCGGCATCATCCTCTTCGAGCGCGTCGGCGGGGATATGTGGAACACGGATGCCATAAGAATCGGAATTGTGTAGCAACTCGTCTCCAGCACGGCCCCCAGGGAGGTCCACTGAACCATGCACAACTCACTCGCAGACCGCGTACTGGTCACGCTTGACATTGCGGGCACCATCGCCAGCGCGAACACGAACGGCACGGCCGTCGACATGCAGGGCTGGGACGGCTGCCTGTACGTGTTCAACCTCGGCACGATGGTGAACGGCGCAACCTTCGACGCGCGCATCGTCCAGAGTGCGAACGCGAACATGTCGGGCGCGACCAACATCACGAACGCCTTGCTGGTGCAGGTCACCAACGCGTCGAACGCGAACACGTTCATGATCGACGTGTTCCGTCCAACGAGTCGGTACCTGCGCAGCGCGACGCAGCCAGCGACCGCGAACACGACGTTCTCGTCCGTGGCGATTCGCTATCGGCGCGGCGGTGTCCTGCCGCCAACCCAGACGGCCGCGCAGACGGTCAAGGTTGTCGTGAACTGACGTGAGCCAATTAGCAGACCACCCCGAGCTCGAAGCAGCCCGGGCTCGTCTGGCGGACGAGTGGCGGGCCCGCGATCCGCGGACGCCCGCCGACATCGCCGAGTTCTATCGCACGGCGACCGGCTTGCAGGACGACCTCGATGAGTGGCACGCCACGCCGGCACGGAAGCAGGCCACCGAACTGCTCGTCCAGGTAGCGAAGATGAGCGAGGCCAAGGTCGTGGTCGACATCGGCGCGGGTGCTGGACACGACCTGAAGGCGCTGCGGGATGCGACGGACGCAGAATTATGGGGCGTCGAGCTCAACGTCCAACTGTGGAACCGATGGTCCGAGATCGCGTACCCGACCCACCTCATCGAAGATGCTCCCATCGAACGTGCTGACCTCTTGGTCTGCATGGATGTCCTCGAGCACGTCCCGGATCCTGAGTCGTTCCTGTCCGGGATTGCCACGCGGGCGAAGGTCGGCGCGCTCTTGTTCGAGGCGACGGCGACTCACGACGATGGCACGCCGCTGCACCTGAAAGACAACCGCGGCTGGCACCCTGGCCGCTGTCTCGAAAGCAACGGCTGGTGGATCGTCGATCGCGCGGACCGCATCCGCGTCTGGGAACGCAAGGCTGAGACCGGCACCCAGCACGCGAGCATCCTGGCGTGTATCTACCGCAGCATGTCGCCCGCGACGCACGACGCCATCCTCGAGCTGCTGCTGGGAAACACGGCGTGGCGCGAACGGGTCAAGTCAGGCGACGGGTTGATTCCGCGGTCGCGGTCGATCATCACCTCGAGTTGGTGGGCGGAAACCAGCGACGACGTCTTCCTGATGGTCGACGACGACGTCACCTTCTCACGGCAGGACGCTGAGCGTCTCGTGGAGCTGTGTCGCAACGGCTACGACATCATCTGCGGGGCCTATCCGGTCCACAACGGCGAGCACTTCGCGCTCAAGATGCTGCCCGGCATGGACACGATCGAGTTCGGCGCCGGCGAGCCCATTGAGATCCGCTACGCCGCGACGGGGTTTCTGGCCGTTCATCGCAAGGTCATCGACGCCCTCATCCCGACCATGCCGCTCTGCCAGCCGTGGTCGTACTGGCCGCTGTTCCAGACGCTGATCGTGCAGGACGAGAACACGGGCGACCATACCCAGGTCAGCGAGGATTGGGGTTTCTGCGAGTTGGCGCGGCGGCTTGGGTTCAAGATCTGGCTCGATCCACAGGCGATCCTTGACCACGCGAGCCAGATCCCCGTCAGCGTGCGCAACATGGGCCTGATTCGGCAGGCGATCAAGAGCCTTCACGGTGACCCAATGCCTGCCCAGGAGGAACGTAATGGCCAAGGGCACTGAATCGACGGACACACCCAAAACGACGCCTCAGGACACGCTGGCTGATGAGGCGTCCCTCGCCGCGGCGGTATCGGCGGAGCACGCCATCAGGGCAGCGGAACAGGCCGAGAAGGACGCGATCGCCGTCGCTGAGGCGACGAAAGAGGACCCGAAGGCCAGGCTCTGCCCCACTTGTCACGCGGAGATGATCAAGCACGGGCCAGAGAACCCGTTCACGGCCAACAGCTGGCACTGCAACTCCTGTGGCAGTTGCTGGGCGCCGGGTCTCAGGGAGCAGCGTGCCGGGCACACGGGTCCAGCCCGCGCCAGGTAAGTAGTGGTCCTCAATGCCCAGCTACCTCTACGCCTCCGACGACGACCTGGCGGACATCCTCTCCATCCCGGAGAGTGACGCGCGCCGCGGGCTGCTCGAGGACTACGTCGAGTCGGCGTCGCGCTGGATAGACCGCGAGACGGGCCGCCGCTTCTACGTGGTGGTACCAGATCCGCTCGCTACGCCCGTGGGCGAGGCGCGCTACTACACGGCCAACTGGCGGTACCCCGATAGTCGCGCCTTCGGCGACTACCCGTGGGGCAATCCTGAGCGACCCTTCGGCGGCGGCGCGGCGGCGCAGTTCCTGCCGATCGACGATGCCGTGGCGATCACCGAGGTCGCCACGGATTCTGACGGCAACGGCACGTATGAGACGATCTGGGCGGTCAACACCGACTACTTCGTCTGGCCGCGGAACGCCGCGCTCGACGGCAAGCCCTATCGGCAGCTCCACCGCAACGTGAACGCTGGTCGCTACGCCTGGCCGCCATACGAGAACGGCGTCAAGGTGACCGGCTCGTTCGGCTACAGCACGCTCGCCAATCGACCCGCCGATATCCGCACCCTGTGCCTGATGGTGGCAGAGTTGATGGCGCGGCCGATTGCCGACCTGAGCATCTCCGGCGCCCAGACGTACAAGATCGGCCAGGAGCTCAGCGTGTCGATGTCGACGCAGGACCTGCCTGAGCTGGGGCAGAAGATCGTCGCAAACTACAAGGACATGGCGTTCCTGTGAGTCTTCCTCGAGCGCTGGCGCGGGCACAACAGGTCATTCAGAACGTGCTCACAGTCGAGGCGATCGTTCAGCGGAAGACGCGCACGGGCGATTCCGCCGGCGGTGCGACCGAGTCGTTTGTCGACCACGCCACGTACATGTGCTCATTCTCGAGCTACCCCGTACGGTCGCTCGAACGCGAATTCTCGTCGCGCGTCCAGGCCGTCTCGTACTGGCAGTTCATCTTCCCCTTCGACGCCGATGTGCGAATCACCGACCGTATCAAGGTTGGCACCCGCACCTTCGAGGTCACGGGCGGTGGGCTGAGCTCCGTGCCGATCGACCTGCGCGTGCTGGCTGTGGAAATTCTGTGAAACGAGTTGCCATCGTGGGGTTCGCCGAGTCAAGCCGAGAGTTCGCGCCGTTCGATGACCTGACCGTCGAGATCTGGGGTATGAATGCGTTGTACCGGCCTGGCTTCCTCAAGCGAGCCGACCGCTGGTTCGAGATCCACAACCGAGCACTGATCGAGACCAAGCTGGAAACGCGGCGGCCGAACGGCTACCTCGACTGGTTGCGCGGCTTCCCCGGCCCGGTGTACATGCAGCAGGGCTGGGACGATATTCCGACCAGCGTGCGTTACCCGCTGAAGGCGGTGGTCGACCTGGTCGGGCCGTATCTGACGTCCACGGTGTCCATGATGCTCGGCCTGGCGATTCTCGAAGGCTTTGACGAGATCAGCCTGTTTGGCGTTGACATGGCGGTAGAGGACTACCAGGACCAGCGCGCCGGCGCGGAATACCTGCTGGGGTTTGCCCGGGCGAAGGGCACCACGATCCTCATCCCCGAGGAGTCGCCGCTGCTGAACGCACCGATCTATGGGTACGGAAACCTCAACCCTGAGGGCGAGCACATCACCGACGAGCAGTTCGCAACACGCCTCGACAGGCTGCAGACACTCCGCGACACGATGGCCAGGGACCTCGCGTTGCTCGAGGGTCGGTTGCAGGAGACGCGCTACTGGATCGACGCGACGCCCCAGGGCGCGCGACCCGAGGTGCTCGCTCATGCGGGTTGACATGCGCGCCGCGGATCGGCCCCTGGACGCGCAGAACTACCGGGCGTTCATCGACGGTGAGGAAGTGACCGGCCGATGCTTCCTGGCTGATGACCAGATGGGCATTGTGGGACTCTATCTAACGGACGCCGGCGGGCACTTCTACTTCGACGTCAAACTGGACGATGCGGCCCAAGAGATCCGCCGTGGGCAAGTGACCATCATTTCTCCGGCGGCTGAGCCCGTCGTCAACGAAGCAAAGGAGTTGATCGCATGACGGACTTCAGGCACACAACTACGGTCTCGTGGAGCGGTACCGGCAACTCGACCTTCGGCGGCACGCTCGTCGACACCGGCGATGCCGAGGACAACCGCGAGGTCGTCATTGCCAGCTCGACGGAGCAACAGGTCGACATCGCCTGGGTGCGGGCGCGCCTGCAGCACCTGTTCATCATGGCCGACCAGAACCTGAGCATCGCCACCAATCAGGCCGCTACGGGAACGCCAGGCGACACGCTGGCGGTCGTCGCGAACTACCCCGTCAGTTACTCGCGGAGTGCCGGCCAGACGGTCCCGATGAACTCGGCCGACGTCACGGCGCTGTTCGTCACCAATGCGACGTCCAGCTCGGCCACGCTGCGCATCCGCATCCTGAAGGATTCGACGGTCTAAGCAGCTGATGGGTATGACGTTCAGGCTCAACAACGACCCGCTGGTGGCCCTGGTGCGCGACTTTCCGAAGCGGTCCCATCGGGCCGTGGACGAATCGGCCAAAGCCATCCGCGACCTCGCCTCGCAGCTGGCGCCGAAGGATACCGGCTCGCTTTCCGTCAGCCTGTACGTCGGCACGCCAACCGAGAGCGACTATGGTCAGGCCGCGGCGGCCGCGCAGGCGCTCAACCCTGCGGCGGTCATCATCCCCGAGGTGCGGTCCGAGTTTGTCCTGTCGCTGCAGAGCGGCAACGAAGGGCTGTACGTTGACGTGGTCGCGTGGGCAGTTGAGCACGGGCTGTATCAGGAGCTCGGGACGCGCTACCAGGCGGCGCAGCCGTTCCTGTTCCCCGCCATCGAGAATGAGCGGGTCCAGTTCGTGGACCGCATGCGCGGGATTGTGTGACGACGTGTGTCTGCTGAACATTCGCGGGTTACCGGCTGGATCTGGGACGCCATCCAGGCCGACGCAACGCTGCTCGCCGCGCTCGGCGGATTGCCGTACCCGCGGATCTATGCCGATGAGGCGCCGCAGGGTGCAGCCGTCCCGATGGTGCTGTACGCCTTCCTGGGTGGGTCAGACCAACTGGTCGGCTCGAGCCGCCTATCGAACGCGCTCTTTCTGGTCCGGGCAGTTGGTGAGGGAACCTCGTACAGCACGATCGAGGACATCGCCGATCGTGTCGACAATCGGCTCACGAACGTTGGCGCGGGCGGGATCTTCTTCCGCGACATCCACATCCTCTCGGCGGTTCGCGAGCAACCTCACCAGCGGAAGGATGCGGCGTTCGGTGTGACGACGATCTACCTTGGCGGGTTCTACCGGATCCGATGGTCGCCAGTGTCATGAATGACCGAGACTTCTGGATTCAGGTGCGCCGCGGCCTGCTGCTGGTCGTGTCTGCGATAGAAAGCCGCTGGGCGCTCCCACGCGGATCGACAATGACAATCGGTGCGTCCCGCAATGGCGAGACCCCCCGGACTGATTCTGAGCCGCCTCTAGAGCCCGCTCGATCCCCAAAGGAGATCGAGCCTCATGGCGTTCAGCGGCGGTGACCAGGCTACTTTCAGCTACAACGGGACTGACCTGTCCGACTTCATCAGTTCGGTGTCTCTGGACATCAAACGTGACATCAAGGACCTCCAGGTCATCGGCGGCAACGCCGTCAGCAAGATCGTGGGCCCGTACTCGGCCACGATCAACCTCGAGGGATTCTTCGACCCCACGCTCGACGCCGCGCTGGCGCCGCTGTTGCTGGCAACCACGCCTGTGGCGCACGCGTTCAGCTACGTGCCGCAGGGCACGGGCGATACCTTCGCCGGCAGTGGGTTCCTGGCGAGTTATCGCGTTGACACGCCTGGCGACGACTCTGCCAAGTGGCGAGCCGAGATCGCTGTTTCAACCGCAGTCACCGGCCCGTAATCAACGGGCCGGTCTAGCCCATCGCCCCTGAAGGAGGGCCCATGAGCGACGCACTCGAAGCCAGCATTCTCACTCTTGACGAGATCTTCGCGGCCAGGGACATCGAAGAGGTCGATGTTCCTGTGCCGCAGTGGCCTAAGGCCGACGGATCGCCTGGCAAGGTCCGCATCAAGACGTTCACCAAGAAACAGGCCGACAAGATGCGGAAGGACGCTACGCGGCACAACCCGCGAACGCGCCAGGACGAGGTCGACTCGGACAAGCTCGAGGCGCTGCTGTTCATCGAAGGCGTGCTCGAGCCGAAGTTCGACCTGGCGGGGTACGAGAAGTTGCGCGAGAAGTCAGCGTCCGCGGTCGCGCTGGTCCAGAAGGCGATCATGGTCGCGTCGGGTTTGGCGGAGGCGGCCGTCGCCGATGCCGACAAAAGCGATGGGCAGGGATCCGGATCTGAAGTTCTCGTACCAGCTGTGTCGTGAATTGGGCGGAATGACGCACGCTGAGATGATTGCCAGGATGTCAAGTGCGGAGTACGCCAGATGGATCGCCCTGTACCGCCGCGAGGCGCGCGACGCCGAGGCCAACCAGGTCGAAGCCAAGCGGAAGGCGCAGCTCGCGGAGCGCGGTATCAGGGTCTAGGTGCTTGTCCGCGTGACCAGACCCACAAGTGCCAGCACCACGTTGCCGAGCGCCTGGACGACGTGCCAGAGCGACAACACGAGTGGCGAGTCGTGGAACACGGCCACGATGGCGACGATGCACACGAGCGCGATCCAGATGGGACGAGGCACGCGCCCACGCTGGCGTGATTCGGTTGAGGCTGGCGATCGTACCGGGGTTGAGATTCGGTTGCGGACGAGGAGGCCACTCTAATCGCGGTCCCTCTCGCGGAGTTGTTCATCAGCGTAAGCGCAGATGTCGGCGCGGCGGTGAGTGGGCTGAACTCGCTGAACAACGCCCTCAACGGAACGCAGAACGCCTTCAACGCTGCCCGGCCAGCGGCGCTACTGTTCGAGGCCGCTGCCGCTGGCATCGGCGCCGGGCTAGTCACATCGATCAAGGTCGCCGCCACTTTCGAGCAACAAATTTCGGCGATCAAGTCGGTTATGTCAGTCGACGAGGTTAACCAATTCGGTGGTGCGATCGAAGACCTCGCGTTGAGACTCGGGCGCGAGACCGTCTTTAGCAGCCGCGAAGCCGCTGCTGGCATCGAGGAGTTGATCAAGGCAGGCATCCCGGTCGAGGACGTTCTCAATGGTGGCGCGGCGGCAGCGATCAATCTTGCGGCAGCTACGGGTAGTGCGGTTCCGCAAGCCGCCGCGATTGCGGGTCAAGTGCTCAACACCTTCCGCGTGGCCGGAACTCAGGCTGCCGACGCGGTTGACATCCTCGCCAAGACTGCCAATGCCTCATCGTCCAACGTGAACTTCTTATCGCTTGGCCTGGCTCAATCTGGTGGGGTAGCGGCAGGTCTCGGCATCCAGTATGGGGAGGCGATCCAGACCCTCGGTTTGCTGAGTAAGTCGTTCGTGTCGGGGTCAGATGCTGGCACGTCGTATAAGACTTTCTTGTTGAGTCTGACGCCATCGACCGACAAACAAACCGATGCTTTCAAGGCCCTGGGACTGATTACCAAGGACAACCAGAACCAGTTCTTCAATGCGAATGGCACGATCAAGAGCACCGCGGATATTGCCGGCGTGCTTCAAAAGGCGCTCGGTGGACTCACGGACGAGCAGCGCTCGGCGACGGAGCAGACCTTGTTCGGGACCGACGCCATTCGTGCGGCTGAGGCGTTCTACCGAGAGGGCGCCAGCGGTGTAACCGCATTCAATGAGAAGGTCGCCGCGGCGAAGTCGGTGCAGGAGCAAGCGACTGAGCGGCTGAACAACCTGCTCGGCGCTCTACAAAACCTGGGAGGGTCGCTGGAGACGGTGCAGATCATCGTCGGCAAACTCTTCACGCCCGCGCTCAAGAGCGTTGCTGACGCCACCAGAGGGGTGGTGGACCAATTCAGCACACTGTCGCCAGAGGTGCAGAAGAACATCGTGTTCTTCACGGGCATCGTCGGGGCGGTACTTGGCATCGTGGGTGGCGCGGTCCTGCTCGTTCCACTCGTAAGTGCAATGGGGGCATCTTTCGCCGCGCTGGGCGGCATCCTCGCGAGTGCCGCACCTTTCGTGCTTGTGGCAGCCGGCGTCATTGGCATCCTGGCGAAGGCTTGGCAGGCGAACGCGGGCAACATTCAGGGTGCCGCGAACAGGATCGGCGCCATCCTCAGCAACTTCGGGGTGGTTGTCGACAAAGCGTTCAAGGGTGACTTCGGCGGCGCGGTCGACACATTCATCGCCATCATCGGGGCGATCGTGCCCGGCCTGGGGCGGATCATTCAAGACGCTCGCTCCGCATTGCAGGGGCTCAACGACACATTCGGACCGATCCTCGCCAACTTCGGGGCGGTGTTTCAGAAGATCTTTGCCGGCGATATCGCGGGAGCGTTCGACACTTTCCGGGCCATCATCGGTGCAGTATCGCCGGTACTGGGTACGTTCCTGGATGCGGCGGTCAATCTCGCGGGCATCCTGGGCCCGATCCTGGGTAATGCCTTCGCAGCGATCGCGACGCTCGTGAGCAATGAGATCGTGCCGAGACTACAGGAACTTGCTGGCAACATCTTCCCTGCGCTTCAGGCCGCGAGTTCCGCGATCGGCGTGTTCTGGGATACACAGTTGAGCCCCGCATTGGCGCGGCTTGGACAGTTTCTCGAAACCGAGGTTACGCCCAAGATTCAGGCATTCGTGAATGGCGTGTTGCCAACGTTACAGTCCGGCGCGGAGGCCGTCAGGGTCTTCTGGGAAACCCAGTTGACGCCTGCGTTCGGACTGCTAGGGACGTTCCTGACAGAGGAGGTTGCCCCGAAGATCACGGCGTTCGCAGACACGGTCATGCCCAAGCTCAACGTGGCGGCCGCGGCGGTCAAGGACTTCTGGGACAATCAGTTGCTTCCGACGCTGAGAGATCCGGGTGCCACTCTCGACAATCTGGCCGCGTCTTTCGAAACGGCTATCGCCCGTCTCGGTGCGGCAACACAGACCGGCGGCAATGCCACGGGCCTGACGGTGCTGCTGGCGCAGTTTGACGCGGTCCGCGTCCAAGTCGCCTCCCTTGAGCCGCTATTCGTTTCGCTCGGCAACTTTGCCGCTGCCCTGGGAAATCTGAATGCCGCGTTGATTGGGCTTGAGGCAAGGACCGTCGGCGCTTTGTTTGAGAGTTTGCGGGCAGGCGCGCAGGCATTCCATGACGCCGCGGGGCCAGCGACACCCGTCATTGACGCGCTCTCGTCCAGTCTTGACCTGCTCGGACCGAAACTTCAGGGCGCGACTGATTTCTTCAACAACGCCGCTGATGCCATCAACCGCTTTGCCGACGCTCTCAACAAGACGCCAGCGCCTAACGCGCCGGCCACACCCGGCGCGCCTGGTCAGGCGGGAGGATTGAACTTCGACCCAGGCGCCTTCACCCGTCCAGGTGCGCCCATATTTGGCGAAGGCGGCCTGTTCCATACCAGCTTCGGCGGCCAGGGTGGCGGCAATGTGATCATTACCGGACCGATCTCGATCAGTGGTGGTGTGGAGCTCGAGCAGTTCGCGCTGACCATTGCATCGGCTATAAGCGGCTCGACTCGCCGCGTGAACCCACCACCCGATAACAGCGGCAACCCGCAGCTGGTGCCGAGCTTCGCCTGATGTCCAACTATGGCGGCGTCGACTTCACTGCTGTTGAGGAGGGCTGGTCCGAGCCGGCCACGGCCGCGGTGAGCGTACGCGGCTTCCCTGGCGGCGACGACATCGCCATCAGCCTGGGCGGGCAGCGTGAAGTCAATCGGACGGTGACCTGCGTCT